CATCCTTTTGGACGCCTACAAAGAGCGCATGGAGTTCCCGGAACTCAAAGCCAAGGCGGTGGAGATGTACAAGTACTGGAATCCCGACACTCTGATTGTGGAAAAGAAGGCGGCTGGTGCGCCACTCATCTATGAGCTGCGTCAGACCGGAATCCCTCTGTCAGAGTACACACCGAGCAAAGGACAGGATAAGATCGCGCGTGTAAACGCGATTTCTGACCTGTTTGCTTCAGGAGTTGTGTGGTGTCCCGAGACCCGTTGGGCTGACGAACTCATGGAAGACATGGCGGCGTTCCCAAATGGCGACCATGATGACTTGGTTGACTCGACATCGCAGGCTCTTTTGAGGTTCAGGCAGGGCGGTTTCATCCCGATTGACTCGGATGAGCCCGATGATCCGATTTATTTCCGTGGTCGGCGCGACCGCTTCTATACTGTTTAAGGACAAATCATGGCAATCGACAAAGGTTTGTATCAGGCCCCTCAAGGAATGGAGGGTTTAAACGAGCCTCCGATTGAAATCGAGATCGAGAATCCCGATTCGGTATCTATCGAAATGGACGGTCTTGAGATTGATCTTGTCACCGTAAAAGACACGGGCACAGAAGATTTCGACGACAACCTCGCCGACTACATGTCGGATTCAGACCTTGACTCCCTCGGCTCTGAACTGGTCGCAGATTTTGAGAAAGACCTGCGCGACCGCAAAGAGTGGGTGCAGACCTACATTGAAGGCTTGAAGCTCTTGGGCTTGAAGTACGAGGAACGCACAGAGCCTTGGAACGGAGCCTGTGGCGTGTTCCATCCCATGCTCACAGAGAGCGTGGTCCGCTTTCAAGCCGAGGCAATTACCGAGACATTCCCCGCTGCGGGTCCGGTAAAGACCGTCATCATTGGTAAAGAAACAACAGCCAAAAAAGAATCCGCAGAGCGCGTTCAGGCTGACATGAACTACCAACTGACCGAGGTCATGACTGAGTACCGCCCCGAGCACGAAAAGATGCTTTGGAGCCTCCCGATCACCGGCTCCGCCTTCAAGAAGGTCTACTACGACCCGAGCCTTGGCCGTCAAGCCTCCGTATTTATCCCCGCAGAAGACATTGTCGTACCCTACGGCGCCTCAAACATTGAGCGTGCAGAACGTATCACCCATGTGATGCGCAAGACACAGAATGATCTCCTGAAACTCCAAGAAGCTGGCTTCTACCGTGATGTCGATCTGGGCGAGCCCACCGGTGAGCTGGACGACATCGAGAAGCAAAAGGCCGAAGAGCAGGGCATGTCCGCCATCCAAGACGAGCGCTTCCGCCTCTTGGAGATGAATGTTGACCTGAACCTCAAAGGTTTCGAGGACGTCAACAAAGACGGCGAAGAAACTGGGATTGCATTGCCCTACGTTGTGACAATCGAGAAAGGGACTGGTAAAGTCTTAGCCATCAGAAGGAATTGGTATGAAGGCGACAGACTCCACCTCAAGCGACAACACTTCGTCCACTACCAATACATCCCCGGATTCGGGTTCTACGGGTATGGTCTCATCCACCTCATCGGTGGATACGCCAAGTCGGCGACCATGCTTATACGTCAACTGGTGGACGCAGGAACTCTATCTAACCTCCCCGGCGGACTTAAATCGCGTGGCCTTCGCGTTAAAGGTGATGACACACCGATTGCCCCCGGAGAATTCCGCGACGTAGACGTTCCCAGCGGTTCGATCAAAGACAACATCCTGATGCTCCCTTACAAGGAGCCGAGCCAGACACTGCTGACCCTATTCCAACAGATTGTCCAAGAGGGCCGTGCATTCGCCTCCAGCGGCGACATGAATGTAAGCGACATGTCAGCAAACGCGCCAGTGGGCACGACGCTGGCTTTGTTGGAGCGCCAGCTCAAGGTGATGGGTGCCGTGCAGTCCCGCATGCACTACTCGATGAAGCAGGAGTTTAAACTTCTGAAGACAATCATCGCCGACTACGCACCGGACGAGTATTCGTACCAGCCCGAAGAGGGCAGTGCGATGGCCCGCAAGTCCGACTACCACAACGTCGATGTGATCCCGGTCAGCGACCCCAACGCCTCCACGATGGCGCAGAAGGTTGTTCAATACCAAGCCGCCCTCCAACTTGCGCAGACCGCTCCTCAGTTGTATGACCTGCCCCTGTTGCACCGCCAGATGCTGGATGTTCTTGGCATCAAGAACGCCGCCAAGCTGGTGCCGATTGAAGATGACATGACGCCCGTTGACCCGATTCAGGAAAACCAGAACATCCTGATTGGCAAGCCGGTGAAAGCCTTCATCGAGCAGGACCACAAGGCCCACATCCAAGTTCACATGCTTGCCATGCAGGACCCGCAGATTGCCGCCATCATCGGCCAGAACCCGCAGGCTCAGGCCCTGCAAGCCGCCATGATGGCCCACATCAACGAGCACGTTGGTTTTGAGTATCGCCGCCAAATGCAAGAGCGCATGGGCTTCACTCTCCCCGGCGAAGAAGAAACCAAGAAGTTGGACCAGATGACGGCCAACGAAATCGCGCTTGCCGCCGCCCAAGCCTCTCAAGGTCTGTTCCAACAGCACAGCCAAGAGGCACAAGCCCAGCAGGCCCAGCAGCAGATGCAAGACCCGGTCGTGCAGATGCAGATGAAAGAGCTGGAAATCAAAGCCCAAGAACTGCAACTCAAGGCCCAGAAGCAACAGATCGAAGCCGCAGAGAAGGCCGACCGCATCCGTGTCGAAGAGTCCCGGATTGCTGCACAGAAAGAAATTGCCGCCATGCAAGTCGCTGCAACTACCGCGACCGCAAAGGCAAAGATTTCGGCCCAGCAAGAGCTGGAGGGCACGAAACTTGGCGTCCAAATCGCCAAGGACAAGGCGCAAGCAAACAAACCTAAACCCGTAAGGAGCACAGAGTGAACGAAACAATCCATGCGTTAGCGCATGTGCAACAAGAGATTGATAAATACCGGCAAGAGCAAGTGTCCTTTCTTGCTGCCAGCCGAGCTGATACGTACGACGAGTACAAAAAAATCTGCGGAGTAATCCGAGGTCTAAGCTACGCAGAACATGTGATAAACGACCTCGTGCAAAGGATGAACAAAGATGACTGAAATTAACCCGGCTCTAGCCGTTGATCTCTCGAAGATCATCAACAAACCGGCTGAGGAGAAGGCAAAACAACTGCCTGAGCCGAAGACCTACCACTTGCTCTGCGTCGTCCCCGAGGCGATGGAGGAGTATCACGACAGTGATGTGGGCCTTCTGAAAGACTCCAAGACCATGCACTACGAGGAGGTTCTGACCCCCGTTTTGTTTGTCGTCAAGGTTGGCCCGGACTGTTACAAGGACGCCACCCGCTTCCCCAGCGGCCCGTCCTGCAAGCAAGGTGATTTCGTCATCGTGCGTCCCAATTCAGGAACTCGCCTGAAGATTCATGGCCGTGAATTCCGAATCATCAACGATGACTCGGTTGAGGCGGTTGTGGAAGACCCGCGCGGTATTGCGCGTGCAGCATAAGGAGCAACAATGGCTACCCAGTTTAAAGGTGAAGAATTCGAATTCCCGGATGAGAAATCCGAGAAGGAGGAGAAAGTAAGCAACGAGATCGAACTCGAAATCGAGGACGATACTCCCGAGCAGGACCGAGGCCGCAAAGCCGCCCCCGCTCCCAAGGACCCCACTGACGAGGAACTTGCTTCGTACAGTGACGATGTCCAACAACGAATCAAACGATTTACTCGTGGCTACCACGACGAACGACGGGCCAAAGAGACCGCCGAGCGTGAGCGTCAGGCCGCAGAGGACTTTGCCCGCAAGGTCTATGAAGAGAACCGCCGACTGAAAGAACAACTGAAGTCTGGCAGCGAAGTCTTCATTGAGACCAGCAAATCAGCCGCTCAGAATGAGCTGGACACCGCCAAGCGGAAGCTGAAAGAGGCTTTTGAGGCTGGTGACGCTGATGCACTCGCAACCGCGCAGGAAGAGGTCTCCAAAGCCACCCTGAAGATGGACAAGGCGCAGACGATGCGTCCGATCCAGATGCAGGATGAGGGAGAGTTCAAGCCTGCCCGTCAAGAAGAATCGAAGATCACGCCGAAGACCAAACGTTGGGTCGAGAAGAACAACGACTGGTTCGGAGTTGACGACGAAATGACTATGTTGGCGATGGGACTTGACAAAAAGTTACAAAGACAATATGGTGCGGACTATATCGGTACGGACGAATACTTTCAAGAAATCGACCGGACGATGCGCAAACGATTCCCTGATTACTTCAGGAGCCATGAGGACAATGACGATCCTTCACAGAACTCGTCAGACCCGGCTGAGGATGATACCCCGCGCCGTGCTTCAAAACCCAGTACTCCGGTAGCTCCGGCTTCCCGCAGTACCCCGCCGAATCGCGTCAAGCTGAAGGCATCCCAAGTTGCGTTGGCTCGCAAGCTCGGGATCACTCCAGAACAATACGCTAAACAGGTTGCTTTGCTAGGAAGGAATTAAAAATGGAAACTGTGGAACAAAACCGTAAATCTCGTACCGCTGACACCCGTGAAGTGACGTTTAAACGTCCTGAAGCGTGGCGTGCGCCCGAGACGTTGCCCACGCCTGATGATCGCCCGGGGTGGAAACACCGTTGGGTTCGTTTGAGCACCATGGGCACGGCTGACCCCAGCAACATTTCTTCCCGGTTGCGCGAAGGATATGAGCCCTGTAAAGGGGAAGATTATCCCGAGCTAATGATGCACGCCGCTACCGAAGGCCGCTTTAAAGGCGGCATTGAAGTGGGCGGGCTGTTGCTCTGTCGCATTCCCGCAGAGTTCTTGGAGCAGCGTTCTTCGTTCTACGAAGGGCAAAACAAGGCTCAGATGGAATCGGTGGACAACAATTTCCTTCGTGAAAATGATCCTCGGATGCCTCTTTTCTCTGAAAAGAAGACCAAGGTCACTTTCGGGTCTGGTTCTTAATTAAAGGAGTCTTAAATGGCTTACCCCACCATCGACCGTCCTTACGGTCTAAAGCCGATCAATTTGATCGGTGGTCAGGTGTTTGCTGGCGCGACCCGCCAACTCGTCATTGCTTCGGGCTACGGCACGAGCATTTTCTATGGCGATGTGGTGACTATCGTTTCCGGCGGCACGATTCAGAAAGACACTGGCACGACCACGGCCACGCCTTGCGGTGTGTTCTTGGGCTGTTCCTATGTCAACGCTCAAGGTCAGGTGATCTTCCAGCAGTATTTCCCCGCAAGCACGACCGCCCCGACCGGCACCGTGATCAGCGCCTTCGTGGCAGATGATCCCGACCAGTTGTACAAGGTTGTGAACGTGGCCGGTACTACCGCTGACGACACCTCCTCTGGTTTGCTGCCCGCCTTTTTGGGCCGCACTATGATCGGTTCTAACGCTCAACTGGTGCAGAACGCAGGTTCTACGGCTACTGGTGATTCCAAGGTTGCTATTTATACTGCCGCTGGACAAACCACGACCGCAACCCTGCCCATCCGCATCGTTGATGTGGTCCCCGATACTGCTAATGCTTCTGGCAACTTCTGCGAAGTCATCGTTAAGTGGAATGCACCTAACGTGACTGGTTCGGTTGTCGCTGGCGGTCATCTGGATCTCAACCCGACTTGCTTCAGATCGAAGGAGTAAAAAAGGGCTATTTCACGGGCGCAACTGTTGAAAGAGTTGCTCCCCGGCCTGAACGCACTGTTCGGTATGGAGTACAACCGCTACGGCGAACAACACAAAGAAATCTACGAAACCGAGACTTCTGAGCGTTCGTTCGAAGAGGAAACCAAGCTGTCTGGCTTCTCCGCCGCTCCGGTGAAGAACGAAGGCAGTGCCATGGCGTATGACAATGCGCAAGAGGCATGGTCTACTCGCTACACCCACGAAACCATTGCTCTGGGTTTCTCAATCACCGAAGAGGCGATTGAAGATAACCTGTATGACAGCCTGTCGGCTCGTTATACCAAGGCTCTGGCTCGTGCCATGGCTTACACCAAGCAGGTGAAAGCCGCTGCGGTGTTGAACAACGGCTTCTCTGCCAGCTACCCCGGTGGCGACGGCG